CGTTGTTATTTAATACTATAGCCACTTTTTTTCCAACCAAGGCTGAAGTGAAAGTAGCAGCTGCATCAATAAGTTCGTTACCCGCACTTGCTCCTGCCACAGCCGTATTAGTTCCCGTTGCCGTTACAGTAGAGTATATTAAAACTTTATTTAATAGATAATAATCAAAACCAGTGGTGGCAGTGGAAGGCATTGTATAAACATTACCTAAACCAGAAGGAGCTACAGTTGTAGAAGTGGTGTAAGTTTGAGCTAATGACGAAGTAGCGGAAAAGGTGTCAATAACCTCTTCATACCCTTTTTTTATGTCAGCATATCCTGTACCTGACAGTCGTGCATTTTCTTCATTTATTTGTTGGTTGTATTGAAAAAAATATTCATCAAACAAATCTAGTTGTGCTTGTTTAGCAAATAAGTTAAAATCATTAGGAGATAAATAACCGTAGTTGTTTTTATTTATAATTGCTAAAACTGTATTTCGTACAGAATTTATCATTGTTATTCTTTTACACAAAGATAAGTAAAAAAAAAAGAGGTCAATTTTTCTTGACCTCTCTTAGATTATCGACTAAAACGAGTTTTATGAAATCGTTGTTATCGCTTGACTTAGAGTCACGTTAATGGTTGCTTCAGTATAACCTTGTCCCCAAACAGTTACAAGAGCTGATTCGATAGCCGTTTTGTCTGCGGCAGTCATATTTCCTGAACCTGCTAAAGTTATTTGCTTGTCCTTATAGTTCAAAACAATATTGTTTGTAACTAATCCAACGTATAATACATCCCCTCCAAAAACATAATTTCCAATTACTAAAAATTTATTCATAATTTCTAAGATTTAAAAGGTGAATGTAAAAGCGTTTACCGTTTGGCTCAATCCCGGTATACTGTATAATACTTGAGTCCATTTTTGTTGTTGAGCACTTTTAATAACACCGAATACGGTGTCTACGTCTGCTTGTACTAAGGCCGAGCCTGACGCAATTTTACTTTGAGAACCATCAATGTAATCGATTACAATATCATCTGAACTATCTAAATAGCAAGATGCTACATCTTTTACAGAGAACTGTTCTACTCCACCGCCAACGGTGATACTTGCATACTTGTTCATAATAAAAAATTTTATGTGTTAAAAAGACAAAGATACGTAAAATTAAAACGCACTATTTACATGTTCTTCGCTAGTCCTGATAAATGTTTTAATGCCTCCAAGCCTTCATCACTTTGAAAAAATGAAGCTATAATATACATAGGGTCCTCTTGATAAGGAACATTTAGCATTTTCTTTTTATTAGAAGGAGTATTAAACCACACTTCTTTATTGCTGTTTCTGAACTGTAATAATCTTTTATCAAAAAACAATTGAATTTCAGCATTTAATTTTAATGCAGGATCCTTAAGTAGTAAAAGAAAATCTTTTGGTTGGTTTTTAGCAAACACCAAAATATCTCTTCTCAACTCTGCTGTGGTAATTTTTGTCACATCTAGCTGAAACAATACTCGACCAATGTTTTCCACTTGGTCTACCGTAAGTTGACGTGCTTCAATTAGCGCATCTACTTCTGCATTTAAGTCTTCAACAATTTGTGCTGCATCTTTTGCTTTATCCACCTCGACATATACTCGGCCATTACCAGGGTGATAAGATAAAAATTTCTGTAAGACTTGGTTTTCTTTACGGACAGTTAAAAATCCGTTTTCAAACACAATAGGCTCTAATATTGCGTTATTATCTTGGTCTTCCTGGAAAGGAGAGTTTTGATTTCTTGCATATCTTAAAGCTTTATTGGTTCCTGTTTTTTCATCAAACCACAAAAGAGGAAATCTTTGTGTATGTCTTGATGCTAAAATTAAAGATAAGGGCGCTGTTTCGCGCGTGAGTTTGTAGATTTTATCTACGTATTTAGTAGTAGTTTTCATTAGATTAGATTTAATTTAAAATTTATAATAATAATGGGGGCTTTTACACCCCCATTAAATTCACTCTATTACTCTTGGAAGATAAAGAAGTTGTTAGCACCTAAAGTACAAACAGCTCTTTCTGACAAGAAGTTAACTTGCATGTTATCCACATCACTTGTTCTTGCACCACCAGCAGAACCAGTAATCCAAGTCTTGTAACGTCTGTCTTCTGTTTCAGAAGCTCTATATCTAACATGTAAGAAAGGTCTCTTAGCGTTTTTACCAAGAATTTGGTCATAAACACTAGTTGATCCAGCTGGTACAAGAAGTCCGTTTACACGTCCTGATCCTGCTCCTGTTGGAAGTCCACCTCTCATTGTTGGGTCATTTAAGTATTTCCAGTCAGTCTTATAGAAGTCATAACCTCTTCTGAATCCTGAAAACCCTAAGTTTAACGCCATCTCTTCGTCATTGTCAAAAAGACCATATGAAGTACCACCCGCTCCGTAAGAGTTTTGGGCAGCTAACATATCATCAATATCAAAAGCAAATTGTCTGTCAACGAATAATACGTTTTCTTCTATTGCTCCTTGCTTGTCTAAACGACTAATTACGTTGTCAAAATCAGCTAATACTGTTGGGTTTCCACCATCCCAGATATTACCTCTTTGTTGTACAGCGTAGAATATACCATCAGATCCAGCTCCTGGATCAACCGCAGCACCAGCGCTACCCAAAATGGCAGCAGCACCTGAGTTTTGCTCAGCAGGTACAGCTTCAATCATTGCTGTTTCTAAATAGTCGTCAAATCTAAGTCTTGTTTCATGCTCAGATTTAAGGTACCAAAGGTATCCAGTTCCACCGTCTTCAGTTGTAATTTCAATCCATCCAATTTGAGCCATGTCAGATCCAGATACATTGTAAGTATCCTTGATGATAATTGGCTTATTGTCAAAGATGAAATCATTTGATTCAAGAGAACCGTCCATTCCGGCTGTTCCTTTTTTAAATTCTGATCCATAAATAAATACTGTAACATCAGCATTACCTACTCCAGTTCCTGCAGTTACTAAACCACCTGCTTCGTAAAAGTCAGCTGTAAACTGTCCTCTACCACCAGCGGCATTGTTAACAGCACTTACAACAGCTTTGTTAGAACCAGATCCGTCGTTTTGTACAATTACTACAGTTTGTCCAACTCTAATAACTTGTTCTGCAGCTGTTGGGTCTAATACGTCATTAACTTGAAAAGTTACTTGATCTGCTGCTCCAGCTCCGCCAGATCCAACATTAGTGTATTTAGTATGTAATCTACCTTGCTCCGCCCATTTGATAAGGTCAGAGTTAGTAGGCATCTCAGCTCCTACCATACGTAAGAAAGAAGAGATAGTTCTGTTACCATAACGCTCGAATTCTTTTTCGTATGTGTCTGGTAAATATTGATTCAACCAATCAAAATCTGCATTGGTTAAATAATTTTGAGCTGTAGGAGTTCTTTCTGAACTCGGCGTTAGCGCAAAAGTTGGTGTGGATTTTACTTGTCCTGCCATGATTATAAATTTAAATTAATATTAAGTTCTTTTTATACTTTTAATTTTTAGCCCATTGCTCGAAGGCGATGAAACTGATTTAACTTGGAACCCTGATTTAGCAACCGACTCTGGTGTATTGCGCTCAGTCATATTAATATTTTTTGTTTTACGCATTACATCTTCTGTGGCGCTAGATTTCCCTTGCTCATAAAAAAACTGAGCAAACTTTTCGGGGTTCATTGCTATAGCTAAAGATCTATGGTATCCCTCTGCATCTTTTAAAAGTCCTTGATCATCAATAAATTTAGTTACAAAATTCATTGGCGTTTCTTGAGCTTTCTTTAATTCAGAAGCACTCCCAGGTGTAAAGTATACGTCGCTTTCATCTAAATTGAACTTAAAACCTTTAAATTCACTGTTGAACAATTCATCACTTTTTTTGACAAACCATTCGCTTTTGCGATTAGCTTCTTCCTGCTGACTTTGAGCCGTATTCACATATTGCTTATAAGCTTTGTATTCTTCAGAATCGCCGAACGAGTTTTCTCTTGACTCAAGAGGCAACTTATATTGTTCTTGTTGTTCCTTAAAGAATCGTTTTGCTTTAGCAATAATTTTTTTCTTTGCTAATTTAGTTTTCTTAATTACAGCTTCGTCATCTACCTCTTCATCATACACATAGTCTTCCATTAATGAATCTATGTCTTCTGGGTCTAGCCCTTCTTCTGTAATTGTCAAATACTCTTTTACCAAAGTTTCAGGGTTAGCATTTGAAAAATCTCTTTGCAATTTAACAAAGTCTTCTATGCTTCGTCCTGTTTCTTTTTTATACTTAAAATAAGCGGCAATATCTTCAGGCATTTCTGGTGCCTCTTCTCTTGCACTAACTAATTCATCAATAGAATTAATTTGCTTACCGTATCTTTTTCCAATAAATGAAAGAACGTCTTCTTCTGATAACTCAGAAGGTGGTACTTCTTTTTCAGTAGGCTCTGCTGGTGCATCGCTTACCGTATCTTCTGCCTCTTGGGTCTTTACCTCAGCTTCTTTAGCCTCCGGTTTTTCTTTTGACTCCTCTTTATTAGCATCGTCAAACTTTATTTCTTGTTGAGCTTCATGCTTATTTAAAAGCTCTTGCTCTACTTCTTGTACTGATTTTTCTTGAACATCAGTGAGTTCTCTTACTTTGATTTCCATTTGAATTAGATTAGATTTTATATTCTACAAAGTTATATAAAATATTTATACGTTTTTTGCCCTATCTTGGCTCGAACTCCGCCAAGTCAAACCCGTCTAAACTGTCTTCATTAGACTCAAAATTTTGAGGAGGAAGATTGTTTTTTCTTTGATTTATAAGTTTAGATTGCTCAGAGTTTTGTTGGCTAATCCTTTGGCTTTTAGCCTCTTCTCTTGAAGTTTCTCTTTGTGACAAAGCCATTCCGTCCATTTGTCTTAATTGTAAATTATAATTAAACTCTTGCTCCATTAATTGGCTTTTAAGTTGAGCCTCTACTTTATTTCGCTCAATCTCTAATTGCATCTCGCCTTTCTTATACTCTAACTTACCTTGAGTTTCTAATTGAATTTTTTGAACGGCTACTTGTGCGGCCATTTCTTGAGACTTAAGTTGTTGTTGTGAAATCATAGCCTGCTTCTGCATTTCTCTTTGCTCATCTTGTTCTTGTTTAGATTTACGTTTGACTTTTAGAAGCTGATTAGCTAATTTTAAATTTTTAATTTCTCTTATATCTATAGCGTCTTCAAGATTTATATCGCCTTTTGATAAAGCCATTTGAATGTTTTGTTCTAACATAGCTTTCTGCTCTTCATCGGGAGATAGTTCTATAAATATTCCAAAATCATAAATGTATAAATCTGATATTTCACCCAATATACTAACATTGTATTTTCCAATTTTATTTACAAAATCATCTTTAAAATCAGAATATTCTAATATATCAGCCACCCTATACGTTAACGCTTCTGCTAACGTGCGATATATGTAAAGACTTCCATCTAATATATGGCGGGTAGCTGTATTAGAGCTAAGAGCCGCTAATTTTTGTACCCCTACTAAAGCATCAGGATTTGGTGTAGATCCGTCTCTTGCCTCGTTTAAACCGGTGACAGATCTAATCATATCTAAATAATGATTATAATTAGCTATTAGCATTTGTGTTTTAGAAGCCCCAGAGTTACTTGTTAATTGTTGTATGGGAACTTTTCCTTGATTGTATTCTCCTTCTTGTGTATAGCTTCTTCCAATCACACTACCTGTTTGAAAGTATAAACGAAGAGCATCCTCTGGATTATATGCTGCACCTGTTCCAAGATCTACCTCATTTAAACCATCTGCATCAATGTATACTCCATCAGGAACAACTCGCGCAATAACTTGCTGAAGTTTTAAGTGTGTCATTTGGATAAGGTCAGCAAACGGAATCATTCTTCTTACAAGAGATTCAATTACGCCTTTATACATTCTTGGTGCTGCAGCTACATAATTAGGCATGGCGTGCTGTGAAGATGATTTAGGTCTAACCATATTTTTTGCAAGCTCCCACTTTAAAATTATATTAGTACCCATTACCATCACACCATCATACCATACATCAATCGTTTTTTCAATTTTTTCAAACTTACCTTCTTCTATCATTTCTTCAGGAGGATTAAAAGTATCATCCTTTTCAATCATTCTAGTGCTCCCGTTATCGTTTACCTTTTTTTTGTAAACCATTTTTTTTGTAGTCTTGTAATTAAAATACATCAACGTACAAGTGTCTCTATAAAATATATCGTTTTCATAATACTGAGCAGTATTGTAATAGTCGTACCAGCTTTGGCTGTATTGAGATATTTCCTCTAGGTCTTCTCTAGTTAATGAAGGGTCTATTTTGTTAAGCTCAGTTATTGAAACTGTTTTTATTTCTCCCCAGTAAAAACAATCTTTAAAAAACGGATCCTCAGTATAACTGTAAACTACATTAGCAGGATCTACATAGGATATTTTTACTCCTGCTCCAGCTAAAAATTCATGCTTTGCCATACCTACGCCAACAACCATTTGGTCGTAATCAATTCTTTTTCTTACATCCTCATAATGGTTTTCAGCAAACATAGTATCTATTGCTTCCTCTTCAGCTATTTCTATAGCGGGCTTGTAATTTAAGTTCATGTAAAGAGACAGCTCTTCATCTGAAGCAGGCAAATCATCAGGATCCATGGTAAACGGATTAAACCCTGTGTTTTGCTGTAAGACCTGCAATGGCTCTTTGGCAGCCATTTGACCTTCTATCATGTTTTGATACTTGCTTCTTTTAGCTTGAGACAAAGCGTCTTGAGCATAAGCTTTCACCTTAAACAATCTGTCTTGCATTCCATTAACAACAACATCTACAAATTTAGGAAGGATTGGCACAGGTGTCCAATCTAAGTTTAAGTAAGACAGATCACCGTCTACAGCAAGTTCGTTTTTATACTTTGCAATAGACTGCTCGCCTCTTGCATAAAGTCTCAATCTGTTAAAGTCTCTCCATTGACTGTAATATCTACAGCCGTTAGAATCTTTTCTAAACCATTCATATTGTATCGCTTGTCCTATCTGTAATCCAAATTCCTTGGTGGCCTTTTCTGAGTCTGATACAAACTGACTTGGAAAACCTACAGATGAAATATTAATTTTTACGTCTTTCATCTATTTGATTAATTCACTATAAATTCCATTATTAGTATACCTTGCAAAGTTAAGATTTATTTTGTTTTGTTTTTGTTCAGGTAAATATAGGTTTTTTTGATTCGCCATAATCGCTAAACCTGAGCTAATACTAGCGTCAAACTTGGTTCGGTTATTAATATCAAATCTTGCCCACTCATCTAGCGTTCTTGTAAAACACATACTTCCCATAGCTGAAGAGTCTCTATATGTTCCAGTTAAATCTAGACCAATGTGTTTTTCTATATAAGATTCAATAGCGGATGCGTGCGATTGTTTAACATCTTCAGAGGTGTTTGGTATTCCGCCTAACTCTTTTTCAGTTTTTGATAACTTATTAAAATGTTTATCTGGTCTGTTCATACAAAACCCTCTGTACCCTCTGTTTTTAAAATGATACAAAAGCCTTGGCTTATTATTTTCTATCAGTATTGGCATGCTATAAAAAATACAAGCCATTAATACTTCTTCAAAAAATATTTCTGCGGTTTGAGGTCTTGCTACATATTCTAAAAAAAACTCATTACTTGGCGCTTCTTCCATACTGAATTTAGTTAATCCATGTAAGGCTCCATTAGAACCTCGGCCCACCACAGTTCCTGAAATATCATAAGAGTCACATCCAAAAGCTCCTATATGCTCGTTCATTGGAAAGTAATGATTATGCTTTTTATATTTTTTGTTTGTAATGTTTTTATTTGGCATCCACGACACATTAAAACGACCTTTAGGATCAGGAGAAAAAATAACAGTCGTGTCTTTTACCCCGTCCTGCCAATAAAATCTTCCTCTGGTAACATGCTGTCCTATTATAAGAGAATCATTATAGTCTATTTGTTGGTAAATTTTAGTCAAATTAAATAAGGAAGTCTTGCTTTCATCTCTAAATGCATGCGACTCGGTACGCGGAAATTGTCGGTAAAATTCATTTAACGCATCAGCATCTTGAGTTAAAGAGTCTACCTCGGCTTGCCAGTAATCTATTGCACCATTGTAAATCATCTCACCATCAACTCCTAACACACTAGACTCTGGTTTATGAAATACAGGCATCCCAAACTTATCTATAAATCCTTCCATGTTCCATTCCATAGGAATAAATAAAGAATACATGCCACTTTTAGTTTGACCATTACTGTTACGCCTTGCTATGTCTGAATCTTCATAGAGTTTTTTAAAATTATCACCCCCTTTACTTAGCGCATTTGATGTGGATCCCATCATACATTTACCAATTATTTTACTTCCTAGTCTCAAACAAGTTTTAGTAACACGCCAATTATTTAAAATGTTATTTGGTTTTATCCATTTACCACTTTCATCATGTACTAAAAGCAAAAGCTTTTCTCCATCATAAGAGTTTTCATCTGTGTTCTTCCAGTCTATTGTGGTGTCTAGGCCATATAGCTCATCATCAACTGCATCATACATGTTTTTTTTAGTAATCTTAGAAGCAGGTATTCTAAAAGCTAATTCAGTTTTAGGCTTATCCATACCGTCTTGTATGGGTTTAAAAAAGAAAGGCAGTCTATTAGCTATAGGAACTACTTTATCAGTAAACATTTTTTTTGCATCAGAACCTGTCTTAGAAAGTATACCGACTCTAGAGTCTTTTACTAAAGTCCCTGTGTTGACACACTCTGATGAACCCATAAACGAAAAACCTGACCTTCTAATTTTAAGATACGTCAAACCAAAACATCTTCTATCAGCCTTACAAGCTTCCCAGAAAATAAAAAATATTCTGTTAGCCTCCCTAAAATCAGGGTATCCAATATCAATACTAGTCCACTGCAAATACATATAATGAGATCCTGTCATGTATGTAGGTTTGCCATTGTTATAAAACCAATACCCTTCTTCTCGTCGATCGAACTCTTGCTCTATATAATCTACCCATTTATTTTTAAAAACACTAGCCATTTCATTCCATTGAAATATAGATGGAATACGACTTAAGGCTTTAGGTACTTCTTTTCTAACCCAATGTTGTTTGCTAGTTACGTCAGAATTTTTTTCTATTTTTTTTGGTGCTAATGGAAGGGCTATTGTAAGACCATTAATGTTTACCACATTACCAATTTGTCCCGATTTTGAGATAACGACCATATCATACTTGTCGCTGTATCCGTATATCCACGACTTTGCTTTATTTTTATTATTTATAACACTTTTAGGAATTAAATTCTTTACAGTGTAAAATAATCTATTTTGATCTTCTTTCTGCAAATCCTTGCTTGGATTGGATTTTGTCTCCATTTTTCTTACTTATGTTAATGTTTTCTTGTTCGACATCAATCTTGTTTAATATATCAAAAGCATCAAATATTGCAAGTTTTTTTGTAGCCGCTGCGTTTTTTAATCTATCTGCTGCTAGCTCATCCTCTGGATCATGCTTTATTATATCCTCTTTAGCGACTTTTATAAGTTGCTCAACCGCCTTGCGACCTGCTTGTATAATCTGTACTTTTAATAATTCTGAGCTCATTTTTTAAGTTTTAAAAAAATTACTTGTACTAATCTAGAATACTCTCCTTCACCAAAGTTTTCAAATATATTTCTTGAATGCGGTATGGTTGAATCAAAAACCACCAACCTATTATATTGTGCATAAAAAGTACACATAGGTAGATAGTCTTTTTCAACTTTATTAAATTTATATAGAGTAGTTCCGTCTTCGGTGGGATGAAACTTATTTAAATAAAGCAAAATAGTTTTATCACCCATCATTTCATCAGTATGAATAAAATTAGGCTCCTCTTGATCAAGCGGTGATTGTCTTATAAAATTATAAGTTACCTCATAATTAGGGTAGGCTTCTTCAATTTTATATTGCATCTCGTCCATGCATCTTACTTGTATGCCTTTAAATTTTGTGTCGCCATCTTTTACATCCTCAAACTTTCCTTTTAAAGCATCTATTACGTATTGGTTAGGGTCATCCAAAAAATTATCTATCATTATATAGTTCATAGTGTTAAAGTTATTTGATGATCAAACATTCTATAGAGCTTTTCTCCATCAACCTCAAACTCATATTCACTATCTGGCTGAAAACTAACCTGACTTCCTTTATTAACGCCTTGATTTTTAAGGTATAAATTAGGGTAAACCATCTCTCCCATTAAAGGTTCTTCGTTGCCTCTTTTAAACATAAATGATTTTTGTTTATCAATAGGCTGTACAAAACAATACCTGTCATGACTATGCCACTGACCGTTATGATTGTACATATAGAACTGATCGTTGTCTACAAAAAACAAATCATCTTTAAAATAACTCTTGCCGCTTTTTTGCCTACCCTTCATGTCGTTATAAAATTTAAAAACATTATGGTGAACTAAAAGCATATCGTCCACTTGAATCGGTCCATTATAATTTAATGGTGTTTCACAAACAACAGCGTTACGATTAGATGCTTTATAGTCTTCTTCAGAAGAGCTAGTTATAAAGTCTACCTTCCCTATTGTCTTTGTGTTATTATATCGTTTACCATCGAGAGCTTTAACAATAAAATAGAATGGTGATTTCATTAGAAGTTAATATTATATTCTATTGAAACAGGTACATCTGAGTTAAATTCTTTCCATAATAATATTTCATCTTTACGTTGAATCCATATTTTTATAGCTTGAGTGCCACTGTCTTGTTGAATGAGATGAATAAAATATTTGCCATTTAAAATTTCTTGTCCCACTATGTAGTGCATAGCCCCAGATTTATAATCTGGTCCGACGGAAATCTTCCTTATGTCCATTAGATTAGATTTAATTTATATATAAAGATACAAATTATTTAACGTCCTTGTATAATCTAGTGTTTACGGTAATTGATTGTCTTGATTACCGTTCATCAAATTTGTTTTTTGTTTGCTCCCCGCAGAGGAGCCAAAGTAGTATCCAATGACTTGTGTAAAAGCGGCTACCACTGCGCCAAACCCCATATCAAATAATCTTTGAGACTCTTCAGGAATTTGCCACAGTCCTATTGCTCCTGCAATAACGCCAATAAAACAAAGAGTAATTCCCCAACCTACAGTTTTGAAAAGAACATCATTAGATCCTGCGTTTAGAGCTGCTATTTCTCTTTGTCTTGCACTAGCCCTGTCGGCTACTTCTGCTTCATAGGCTTCTAAGACCATCTCTTGTGCTTTTATTTTGTCTTCAGGCGGCGCATCTGAGCTTTTGATTGAAGATACTACTTGCTCCACAGACATGTCTCCTTGAATTAAACTACCAAGAGTGGGGTTAATTAATCCCACAGAAGCTTTTAAAAGCTTACCAACAACTGTTTGTCCAAATTTTTTCTTAGGCTTGCTCATAACATAATGTATTTAGTTTTCCCTTTTTCTTTGTATGCCCTTAAAGCTCTACCTCTGTTTTCGTCTTCCGATACATAACTGACATGTACCCAATCAGGATTCTCATCATCTCCAAACTCCCAAATAATCTGGTCATAATTTAAATTATCTGCTATGTAATTAAACATTTCTGCATTTGTTTTGTGCCCAAAGGTATCATCCAGGTCCATCGCTCGACCCTGACAATGCTGTGACCGAGAACTTCCCCCAATAGCTTTATTTAATTTTTTAGATCTGAAAAAAGAATTTATTTTTATGGGACCCCCTACCCATTTTCTAAGAGGCTCAAATATATTATATGCTATAGCGGCCATATTTGCTTCAGCGTAACCGTCGGGGGTATTGTCAATATCTAAACGTGTGGCTGTGTTGGAACGAACCCCTTCTTTGTACGATACGTGCTCACTTATTCTTTCCATACATTATATACCATTTGTGCAAGGTATATCCTATAGCAACCAGAGTGGCTATAATTTTCAGAACTACATCAATGTCTGTCATTGAAGTAGCTAGAGCTCCAACTGTAAGAGCGTAAACTTTTATATCAGTCACATCCATTTTTTTTAGATTCAACATAAATGTAGTTAATTTTTATCTTTCCCGCTGTGGTATCTTGCACGTAATTCATTTCTTTTTTGATTTTTTCCCAGATCTATTTTGACCTTTCATTGCACTTGGCACATCTCCGATTTGGTTACCCACCTCTTTAATTGCCTTAGTAACGTCTTTAAGCTCTTCTCCGACACGATCAACACGTTTAGATACATCAGCCTTCATCTGAGTAAATTTCTCCTCTAAGATGTCAGGTATCATGTTGTTGTTCTCGTCTTTAGTAAGACCTTTTCTAGTAAGCCATATAGCGGCTATGTTTATTACGATCAGTAAAACTACTAATCCGATTAATATTAAAATTGTTGTGTTCATAATTTTTATTTTAGTTAAGCAAATGCTATATAAATATATTCATCTCCAGTGTTATTTGTGCCGCTATATGAGTTAGGGAAACTTAGTCCAGTTGCAGTAAAATCTATATAAACACTAGAGGAAGTTACTTGAGCACTATTAGCATCCGCTGCTATTAAATATCTGTCAGTAAGCGCACCTGAAGACCCCCTACTACTATCATACAAACTCCAATTATAAGCAGCATTAACTTTTTTAATTAAAACAAATCTAGGCTGAAATCCAACATTTACTGTTAGTCCTGGTGCCCCTGTATAGCTACCTACGTCAACATAATTTGTTGTTGATCTCCAACAATAAGCCATCATAGTTGCTGCGTTTGCGTTTACGGTATCTACCGTGCTTGAACCCGCAGTAAAAGTTAATGTAGTGGCTGTTGGTGTTCCAGAACTTCCATTAGTTCCACCGCTAGTGTTAAAAGCGCTGTCTAAATCTAATATTCCACCAAAAGGATTATAAGAAGCTGATGCTGAAGAGACATACACATTCCAATTTCTTGAATTTGACGAATCTTTATAAGCTATAAAATCAGGCGCTCCCGCTGCAATTCCATGTCCTACAGTAGATGCTGCGTTACCGTCTCCTTTCCATTGTACTATACTAAATCCAGCGGCTTCGTTTACTGATGTCACACTAGTTATTGTTCCATCATTATTAATTGTAGGTGTTGATGCGCCCTTCCAATTGTAAGTTACGTAGTCGTATGAACTACTGTTTACATTACCGTCATTACCCATGGTAAATCCGTTTCCAATATACTGTATGTTAGTAGCTGAGTTAGTAAATTGTGCAACCGCAGAATTGGATTGAATTATATTAGTAGGGTATCGTAATTGGTCAACTAAAACATGAGACTCGGTAGTGCCAAGATTTTTTATCCAAGTGAACTGTGGCATAAAACCTATTTCACTAATTGCTCTTCCTGTTGTGCTATTTCCAGTATATTGTAATGCTTTAAAACTATTAGCTAGCGTAGGTGTAGATGCAGGATTAGCCGCTATAGCTAAGTAAGTATAAATAAAACCGCTACCATTTAATACAGCGTTTGATGTTTTTACTCTAAAGCCGTTTGAGTAAAAATCTACGTCTCTAGATGAAGTGGTGTCTTGGGCTAAATTTTGGTTTGCCTCTAACGTGTTATCTCTTGGGTTTTGTGGGCTTCGCTTGTTATCATAAATAATCCATCCCCCTCCTGTTGTAGTTGCGCACTTAATTAATAAAAATGCAGGTTCAAATCCCTCTGTTCCTGTTGCCGTTCCGTCTGATGTAGTATAAACAAATGGGCCCTCGTTTAGACTATTCCCAGTATAGGTGCCTATACGCTGATAACCATTTACATTAGCGAAATTATACATTACGTAATCATACGCATCATTAACCTCATCTGAACCACCTAGATTTACAACTGTAGAAGTGGGTAAAGTATTATTGAAAAATGCAGTTTCATTACCGCTATTTAAATTTAAATCATTGTTTAATCGTCCACCCATATACCCTCCTATCAATGTTGGCCAACCATTTAAAGTGCTTGTAACTTTAACTATCACCATTTGTGGAGCGCTATTTAATCCATGGGGCACCGTAGCAGATGCTGCCGAGTTCCCTGCGTAAGTAACAATACTAAAACCATTCTCGGTGTTAATACTCATTTTTTTAGGATATATATCTGGAGATCCGCTTGGTGTATATGCAGACTGCAAGACACCATCTAACGAAACACTATCAGCTGCCATTGCTCCTGAAGTATTACTGTTTGTAGCACTAGGCGCTCCTCCAGCTTTCAGTGACCAAGCTACAAAACTTTGAGAGTCAGTATTTACAGTTGTAGAAGTTCCAACAGTAAACCCATTAGAATTAAATGCGGTTAAACTTTGTGCATCCGTAGCATCTCCATTAAAAGCATTAGATGAAAGTGAGACTGTTGCGCCTCTTACAGAATCAAAAATATAATGACTATTAGCAAAAGTTCGGCTTTTAGTCCATACAAAATCAGGTTGGAACTGTAGACCTGTAAAACCAACATTTGATACAACGCCGTTATAATTGTCTGATACATCTGAAGCGTCACCATCTAACTGATAGGCAGCGATACATCCAGAGGGGAATCCGCTAGGGTTTAGCTGAGATGCCGTCGTAGTGGTTTCATTAGTATAAATATAATTAAAATCAGATGAATCAAGGGCAGCATTATAAAATCTTACCTGATCAATAACGCCTTCAAAAGGAAGACCACCTCCCGAATAATCTCCAATAACATTACTTTGATTGCTACCAGATGTACCTAAATCAGCTTTTGCTGCTGCTGAGGTATCAGTATAAGGAGTCGTAGAAGTACCATTTTTGGTTAACAAAATACCATTTGCGGAACTTTTGGCAAAACCTATATGCGTCCAAGTATCGGCTGAAATTGTAATATTTGATTTAAAATATTGGCTATAATTGCTTACCATTAGCCCGCCAGTTCCGCCTTCGTTATAACCTATATAAACAAAGGCGTTTTTAGCTAGACTAATCCAAACTTTCCAAGTGGTAGTCATTGGACCTTTTATCCAAAAGGAATATGAAAAATTATTAAGGCCTAAAGTTGCATCTAAAGAATCAGCTAAAGTTATAAGGCTATCGGTACCATTAAAATTCGCCGCCTCATTAAACTTAGCGTCTATTGTTTGAGCCGCTCCTGTTCCGAAGTATGTGGAAGTTATAGAATTTTTAGCTGGAAAATCTGGAGGTAAAGGTTGAGCGTCAGTATCTATTTGTCTCCATGTGCCCCCATCATAATACTCCACATATTTAAGGTCAGTATTAAATCTCCATTCGCCCGTGCTTGGAGCCGAAGGTCTTGATGCAGTATCTCCTGTTGGCAATTGAAGCGCTGTGTTTAGCGAGCTAAAGTCAAATAATTCCGGTGTTCCTATTTTAGTTGTTGCCATATTTATGAAAATTTAATATTTCCTGCATTACCTTTGATGATGGTTATTTTTTTTCCTGATGTATACGAAGATACATCAAAGTTTCCTGTTAAAGTTCCACCCGATTCGTCTGTGCAAGTTAACCCAGAATCATACTTTAAAATTATAACGCCTGCCGCGCCTGCTAATCCATTAGATGAGACCCCTGCGCCGCATCCACCACCACCTGTATTCGCTAGGGTCACTATTGGTGTTATAGTAGAGGCTGATGAATTGTTATAATATCCAGCTTTGCCTCCGTTTCCGTCTCCGGACTCAATTCGAGTAAGATCTTGTTGGCTACCATATCCACCGCCTGCTCCTCCACCCGCAAAATAAATTGTTCCGCTTACATCTTCTCCCACACTATATGTACTTTGTTCTGAAGCGTTTATAATTGTGGTGCTTGCTCCATTACCGCCTTGAGCACCTAAGATAAAATATCCTGGGTTTGTCGCAGTAGTTCCTTCTTGCGCAGCTCCACCGCCGCCATTTCCATATTCATAACCGGTATTACCACCGTTACCTCCACCTTTAAATCCTTCTACTGGTGTATATCCACCGGCATTACCAGCTCCTCCAGTCGTTGTTGGCAAACTGTCTCCCCCACCAGATCCTCCAGAGCCTCCTTGAGTTATAGCTGCATTAGCACTATTACTATTTCTAGCACCGCCTCCTCCGCCTCCAGTTGCAGATATTGTTCCTCCAGGAAACGCTACTGATGAATCTGCTCCTGAATTTCCACGAGTCGTCTGCGAAGCATTAATAGCCCCTCCAGCACCAACCGAAACAGCAATATTAGCATTACGTGTAACTGAGGAAGTTCCACTTCTTAATCCTCCAGCGCCGCCGCCGCCGCCGTATTCTCCGGATCCTGCTGCTCCTCCACCAGCAACGATTAAATATTCTACGTTTAAATCTTCTGCAGTATTAACAAAATTTTTCCACTCGTTATTTCCTGTATAATGTTGCATTGTGGACGCTGAGCTTAAAGAGCTTTGAGAGGTATCGTTACGCATCATTCCTTCTGCTGGTGTTCCTGAGAAAGCTCCACCCTTAGGCATTCTTAGTCCACTTTCTGAATTTGCTTGATTCAAATCTATTACTCCCGGTATTACTTTAGTTGTTGCCATATTTTATAATACTTTTAAATCCCACTTTTGTTCTTCTTCATTCCAAACATACATAGACCCATCAGACGGAAATTCTACAGGCGCAATCCAATTTACGCCATCATATGTCCAACTAGGATATGGTTGATCGTAAGTAGGTTCTTGCCAGTAATAATCCACCCACTCCGTTGTGTCTTCCTTCCAATACCAACCTCTGCCTTCGGGCATAGGTGTTGGTGGTTGCCAGTAACACGTAGACTCATCTAGTGTCCAGCTTGCATAAGGCTGATCTGTATAAAAAGCATCTCTTACAGGATCGTAGATATATCCTACCCCTGCATAATTTTTTCTAAAAGGTGTGCCGCCTAACGTGTGCACGCCTCCCTTAGTGTTATATGATGTTCTTTTACATCCACCATAGATCCCTTCCCAATATAGTGTATTGTCTTTTTCTACTTTAGGGATGGTATCTATTTCTTCTATTTTAGCTTGAATTTGGTTTTCAATATCAACAATTTCTGATGGCTTTTCATCAACTCCAGGTGAGTACGGATAATTTTTTTTACTTTCTTCTAAAGTTTTTATTTCTGCATCTAAAACTGAACTATCACCATTAACCATCTCTATTTCATCAACGCCAGTTTTCATTTCTGTTACTCTGCATAGCGCATTTGCTATTGCCGTGTTAAGTGTTGCAATCTCTGCTGTAAGAGCTTCAGTCCCTTCAGCTTCTTTTGCATTAAGGTTGGCTAACGCTGTTTCTTGTACTGTAACAAGAGCTGCTTTTTCTGTATTTATTTCTGTTTGCTTTGCTGTTATTGAAGCATTAAGAGCTTCTCTTTCCTCCTCTGTCATTTCAGGAGTATACTGTGATTGCAGTACCGC